ACATTAACTACTCAGAGGGTGACCTATGGGAGATGTGGCAACACGTTGTATGTGCGGGTTCAGAGTTAGCGTTTGCGCGGATGGTTGGTAAGAAAGATTTTGTACCACACTTTAACAAGTGGAAGTCTGAGTTAGATATTCCTGGATTGGGTGAGGTTCGCTATTCATTTCCACCTATTAGAGGTCTTCGATATACAACACGAGATGAAGATAATTTAATTTATGTCTTAACAACAGGTGGTCTTTGTAATAAAGAACGACGCAATGCACCTAACTGGAAAGGACCAGATTATGTAGCAGTTGGTTGGATGTATGGTAAAGATTGCAAGAAAGATGAATGGAAATATAACGAGAAGACTTGGTATGTTCCAATAGAATATCTCAATCGAATGGAGACATTACCTAATGCCATCACAAAGTAGGAAACATCGTGGGTACAGGTCACAGAAAGTCCTTGCCAACTTTTTAGCAGAGAATGGATTTCCTTTTGCGGAGTCTACTGGTGCTGGACGTAGTGGTACTGACGTTACTGGAACCGTCGGGATTGACTGGGAAGTAAAGGCTCGTGCAGGATTTAATCCCTCCGCCGCCATTGCACAATTAAAAGATAGAGCAAACGATGACCTTGGCATAGTTGTGCTACGATTGAATGGTCAAGGAGAAAAGAGTGTATCCGATTGGGTATGCTTACTCAGACTGGAGGATGCAGTGAAACTATTAAGAGATGCAGGATACGGTGATAAGAATTGACAGCGACCTTCCGCCAATTGCGGACATACTCAGACACTACGGTGCGAATCTTAGACAAACGCACGGGCAAGTTAATCTCAAGTGTCCTTTTCATTCAGACACACACCAGTCAGGAAGTGCAAACCTCGATAAGAACATCTTCATTTGTTTCGCCTGTGGTGTCCAAGGCAATAGTATTCAAATCATTGTCAGACAAGAAGGGATGAGTTTCAATGAGGCAAAGCATTTTGCAGAAGGAATTACTGGGCAAAGCAGCAGCAGGGTACGCGGAAAACATTTATCAGGCGGAAGGCTACCTAAAAAGCAGAGGTATTCCTCTGGAGGTAGCACGTCTGGCGTCATTAGGCGTAGTCGCGGAGCCTGAGACAGGGCACGAAGCGTTCAAGGGTAGGTTATCTATCCCTTACATTACTAAAACTGGTGTAGTTGACTTGAGATTTAGAAGTTTAAACCCAGCAGTTGAACCCAAGTATATGGGTATGACTGGTGCAGAGACCAAGATGTATAACGTACTAGATGTGGAGAGAGCCAGTGATTTTATTGGAGTCTGTGAAGGCGAGTTGGATACCCTTACTCTGTCTGCTTGCATTGGGATTCCTTGTGTTGGAGTACCAGGTGCGAACAGTTGGAAGAAGCACTACACACGATTGTTGGCGGACTTTGAAAGGGTCTTTGTATTCGCAGATGGAGACCAACCTGGAACGGAATTCGCCCGTAGTCTTGCCCGCGAACTACCAGTTACTATCATTCAACTACCCGACGGACACGATGTTAATTCAATGTTCGTGCAAGAAGGCGTTGACTACTTCAATCAAAAGATGGGTGTAAATGAACATTGAGGATACTCCTCCCCATAATCATTGCAACGATTGCAACATAACCTTTCCCGATTCCTTTGCCTTGATAGACCATATGATGGAAGAGGGTGAAGAGTTTGACCCGTACTACCTGTTGCCCTCTGGATTTAAACTTATGCTAGGGTCAATGCTACGGTTCTTGTTCGACAACGCAGACGACGCAGACCAGATTAAACTGATAACTCAGTCTACTTATGTTACACTATTTGCTAGTGAGAATGGTTACGACCTAGTAGATGAGTTAGTTGAGGATATGATTGTGAAGTCTGCACTTCAAGACTTTGACCGAGACTTACAAAATTTACTAGCGGAGGAACCAGATGACAAAGAAGGCGGAGCGTGAAGAGATATGGCAGATTATTCAGTACCTCGCGGGACTAGGATTGAACGTAACAAAGACGGAGATTCAGGGAACTACCTTGATGGTTTCGTTAGCCATTCCCTTGTTGCACGCGAACTCCACCTCGAAGTAAATCTTGCCAACGTAACTAAAGAATTATCTAAACTGCTTGTCTCCAAGCATAAAGATTATGGTCCAAAGAATATTTCCCAAGCACCAGGTGGTGCAATCAATGGTTTGCGTGTGCGTATGCACGATAAACTTGCTCGCATTAACAATCTGATTGACAGTGGCGCAAGCCCTGAGCACGAATCTCTTGAGGATTCCTTCAAGGATATGGCTAACTATGCAATCATTGGGTTGCTAGTGTTAAGAGGTAAGTGGGACGAATGAAAGAACAGGAGTTGTTCGACTGGCTCAAAGAAGAACATTTCCCAGATTTAATACACTCCCCAGAACTCTTCGATGGATTCGATTGCATTACAGATATGTACAAAATGTTTATCGAACTCAAGTCACGCAATACACATTACGATACGTTGTTGCTTGAGAAAAAGAAGTACGACTTTCTCATCACCAAGTCTGCTGAACTTGAGTTGACACCTTACTACATTAACTACACACCTGAGGGCGTGTGGTCTTTTCGCCTTGACTTGATGAACAATCTTGTGTGGGAAGATAAGTGGTTGCCAGTTACAACTGAGTTTGCTAACAAGAATAAGATGATGAAGCCTGTCACCTTCCTTAAGATAGTGGACGGGACAAAGATTAAATGATTGAGTGGGAGAGAATAAAGCGTTGGGATTATGTAGTAGATGCTGTTGCATCTGAATACTCTCGTAAGTCTCCGACCGTTGACATTGAAGACATCAGACAATCCTTGTATCAGTGGTTTGTAGAGCACCCAAACAAACTAGATGCTTGGGAAAAGATAGGTGACAAGGATGCAAAGAACCTTATCTATCGTAGCCTACGCAATCAAGCCTTAGATTATTGCAACCATTGGAAAGCAAAGTCTGGTGGCTATGAGACTAGCGATTTATTTTATTACGAAGCAGATATGGTTGAGGCATTGCTTCCACCTGTACTGCGTGGAGAGTGGGGCGTAACCCACAAACTAAATCTTGGTAGAACTGGTCGTCCTTCTGCACCTAATGAGGGTGGCAACCTTATGGCAATGATGATTGAAGTTGACTATGCATTCTGGAAACTACCAAAGGATGATAGGAAAGTATTATTCCTACGCTATTCAGAGTCAATGGACTTCGGTGACATTGCAAAGGAACTAGATATGGGTACAGAAGATGCAGTTCGTATGCGTCACAAGCGTGCCATTCGCAAACTCATTAACAAGATTGGTGGGTTCAAACCATTCCGCGATTACGACGATGCCCCCACAGAGGAAGACTCAGGCGTTGACTCTGCTGGGTCTACCCAAAGTGACTCACCGTATGAGTCGTAGAACTCTTCAATCTCTTTGCCACTAGCAAACTGCAAGCCTTCACCTTCTGTCTTAAAACATACAGAGCAACCGCCACCTTCACATATCTCACACATCTCTAACCTCCTGTTGAATAGAATCCAGTTCCCTTGAACTGAACTGCTGGTGTGTTGTAGATTCTACTAGATACCTGCCCACAAATGCAAGCAACTTCATCATCTCGCTCTTCCATTTTGCGATTTATAATTGTAAGCGAGTGACACTTACGACATCTGTACTCATAGTTAGGCATCAGAACTCCAAGCCTATATACCAAAACCCTATGGTCAGGTCAAGGTTGTGTCTGTTAATCTGAAATCCAATACCAAATGCACTTATCTTGCCCCAATAAAACCAAGACTTGCCAATCTTTTTCTCACTCATTCATCTCTCCAATCCATAGGTGTTGGTGCAGTGCTGATTGCCTTGCACTCCTTGCATTCCTGTTTTAAATCGTACCAACTTACTTCCCTTGTCTCTTCGTCCCACATCACGGTGACTACAAACATCTTGCACCCACAAATACAGGTTAGTATAGGTTTACCAGTTAAGTCAAGCACTTAGTACCAACCCCTAGTGTGGTGCGACCAAGCCTTGCACGGTGTGCCATAGCGGTGCACGATGTAGCGATAGGCTCTGAGTATCTGAACTGCTGGGTCTTTACTCTTCTCGCCTAACATCTGTGCAATTCCATAGGCTGATGAGCCTTGTTGGTTCTTGGCTAAGTGGTCGAAACGACTTTCCTTCATAAAGATTTTATAGACACAGGCTCGCTGAGTTTTATCCCAACCCCAGCCAACTTGGGCATAGCGCATTGCCATTATCTTGTTGGCTTTCTTCTCTTCCATTGTTGCCTTGGTTCTTATGACTGGTGGCGTATCATCCCTTGTCTTTAAAGTATCCATTAGCGGTGCAATTAAAATCATTGTAGTTAAAACCGATAGGATAATAAATCGTTTATTCATCTATCTATCCTAGCAATTTTTGAGCGAACATTCCTTCTGTGTCGTTGCTCTGCTCGAACCATATTTTCCTGCGGCTTCTTCGTTGTCAATAAGTACCGCTCAACAGTGAGTAAGCCACCCCAGATTGAGCCGTGACCACCAGTGAACTCTAGGTTTTGACGCTCTAGTCCCTGCTGTAAACACTTATCCTTGACGGGACAAATATTGCACAACTCTATTGCCTGTACACTTCGCAACACTTCCAACTTTTGTATGTCTCCGTCAGTAGAATTATCGTAGTGCCATAAATCGGGGTCTGGGTGTTGATTACAGTTGCCTTCTTCGTGCCATCTTCTATCTGGCAACGTCATTAAATCACCGCTTTTAATTGTGCAACTGGTAAAACATTTACTGCTTCACCTTTGTATTCATCACTCCATAAAGTCTTTGATTCTTGTTGGTGTTCATAGAGCCATTCGTCTTGCTCTGTGTATGTCATAGTCTTCCATTGTGCGGGTAGTTCTGTGCCTTCTGGTAGCCATACATTGACAACCTTTACGCCCTTTGTTTCATACACTATCTGGATTTGCTGTTGCATTAGTTACTCCTATCCATATGAAGCCGTCTTGGTGGCGGGTAATCTGTCCTAGTATTTCAAACCATTGTTCATCTACTTCTGCTGTAATAATTCGACTCACTTTTTTCTCTCCCGTTCTACTATTTTGTTTTCGCATTGCTCGCAAGTATCAGAGCGGTATAGGTTGTAATCAAAATCTTTATCGCAACTTTTACATTTGATAAAGTCTGAGTCGTCATAAAAGAATGGGTCATTTACTGGTGGTTCGTATCCCATTACTGCTCACCATTCATAGCACGAAGATTTGTTTGCAAGATAGTTGCAAGGTCGGCTTCCTGTGGTTCGTATTCTCCGTCGCCTAAGTAACCTGAAGTCCAACTCTCCGCTAATTTATCATAGATAGTTCCGTCAACAAAGCGTGCTTCCTCTTGGTCTGTGTCCCAACTCCAAGTCTTAGTCTCGGTATCGTACGCAATAACAAAGTGATGTTGCTTCATTCTTCTTCCTCCTCTGTCTCTGAAAGTAAGACTCTTAATGCTTCTGCTTTATCATCTTCACCGTCGTACTCTAAAGAGTTAATGGCAATATGTAAAGCCTCTGTTATGAGGTTCATTCTTCGTCCCCCTCTGTCATTAGTCCTAAGTCTTTAAGTGCTTGGATTGCTTCCTTCAATGTTTGTATCGCTAAGTCTGTGTTCTGTTCTGTGCTCATCTTATTCTCCTGTCTTGTTGTGTTCGCATTGGTTGATAGGGTACAAGCAATCTCCACAGATTACAACCCTCTCACTCATTTTCGTTTTTCTTGTGTAGGTATCCGCCCATAGTAGAGACTAGATTGGTGCGTATAACTAGCGTGCCGTGCATATCTTCAAACACTTCTGCGCTAGTCATATTTTCTTTGACCCACTCTTTCAAATCTTGGAGCGTGTCTATCTCTGCGAGATTCATCAGTTGCTCCTCTCTGCGTTTTGTCCCATAGATTTAATGCGCTTATACTCTGAGGGGCTGACCGTAATCTTGATACTTTCCCCGTCGTCATATCCCGCTATTGCTCCGCGTCCCTCGTAGCCCTCCTCTATCCATCCTAAAGGCTGTCCGTTTGCGTTAGTTCGTAGCCATCCTCTGCGAGGGTTGCCCGTTGTTGTGTTTGTTGTGCCTATGTAAAGTAACATTTCGTTATTCTCCTGTCATTTCGTCGTTGATTAATATCCCCGCAATGCATAGCGCGGCAATGGGTAGCAGTGCTAGTGCTAAGGGCATCATTTCCTCGCCCCCTGTCGTGCGTCGTATGCTCTGACCCTTGCCATTCCTCGCTTGTGTGCGTCCCATACGCTAACCAAGCCGTAAGAGATTAGCAAGCCAGAACCAAACAAGCAGACCAGATACAGCGCGGTTAGTATTTGCTCCATTACGCGCACACCCTATCCCCCTCTGTAAGTGCGAGGAACTTACCGTGCCCCGCTAGGTCTCCAACACTTAGGCACAATTCGCCCGCGTGTTGGGCGCACAGATACTGTGCCACGATAAACCCCGACACGGTGACCCGCGCCATATTCTGGCACTTGTCGCACTTATCGCTCATTAGTTAGCCCCTACCAATTCGCTAGAGATAGCGCGGCGCACGTAGTTCTGATGCTTGCTAGTGGTCACGCTAAACTTTTGTGCCACGATGTACCAGCCCTTAGCAGAATGCCAAGCGATTGGGGTATCGTATGAGTACACGATATAGTTCACGCTAGTTTCTTCTTGCTTGAACTTGGCGAACTCTTCCGCGTCTAGTCTTCCAAATGCGCCAAGAAGCCCGTGCTCGTTTACGTTCACACCCTTTAGGGCAGAGGCTTGGAATGCTTGGCGGGTTTCGATATAGTGTAGAGCGTCTCTCTGGTTCATTTCTTTTTCTCCTGTCGTTTGTCGTGCTGGTAGATTTTCTACCCGTGCCCGCCTAGGGTCTCGCTCCCTGTGCCCTCTGTCAAGAGTGGCGGGCTGTGAGTTGCCTCACTAAAAAGATGTCTCGCTTGATCCGACATTTGCAGAACTAAGCCGCGCAATTTCGGGTCGAAGTCATGTCCGTAAA